TTGACTTCGATGTTGAAGGTGCCTCTGTTGACACTAATCAATCTGAAGAAGCAATGTTCTAAATCTATAATTATCCCTTGTGATAGTCTCTAACGAGTCTGTCATGAGGGATTTTTATTTATGTTAAAAGCTGTAATAATAATCTTCGCTTGGTTTTTCTTGTTTAATGTAATATATGCAATAATTAAGCCAAAAGAAGAATACACTCCACCTAAAACAATAATGACTTTCTCTGAAAAAAGAGACTACATTATTAAAATGAATATCTTAAAACAACAAGTAAAAGATATGCAAGAAGAAATAAACCGTAAACAACTCAGGAAAGATATACGAAAACACAACATACAAAGTATTAAACCATGCCATTAAAACCAAACTCAAAAAGAAAAACACATGACACTAATCGATAAATCATGTTTTGAAAGAGGTTGTGCTTGTTATGACAACCGTGATGGATATGATACTGTTGAAGTAATCAGGCGTAAATGGATTGGTCTTGATGAAACACCAAAACCTAATATCCGATACCAAACTGATACATTCTTCAATGGTGTATACTGGGCAGAAAAAAGACTTAAAGAACTTAACACTTAACAACTTGAAAGATATAAAATGAAACTCAATAAAACACAACGTGACTATGCTGTCGGTCGTCTCTCTGATAAAATCGCTCAAAAACGTAATGCAGAAACACCTGACTTTATCTCATCTAAAAAGACTGATATGAAAGAAATCTACAAACTGCTAACAAATGCAGGTGTTAAGCTTGTTGATGAAACTACATTCGTAAACTCATGGGGTGTACGTAGTATCGGTGAAATGATCGTTTTCCCTGTTAACTTTGATAAAGAATTTGAAGAAAACCAACGTGTTCGTGATGAAATCCGTGTTAAATATGAAGCTATCCAACAAGAATTTCTCGATAAACTGTACCTGTGTGATGAAGCACAAGAAGCTCTCGACTTAATCAACTCTATCTAAAGGAAATACCATGTTAGAACTCAATCCATTCTACGCTACTACTCTTCAATTTGCAGTACATCAAGTTGAAAAAGCCCCTGAAAACAGCTATGATGTTAAATCTTGGGAACAAGGTCGTGGTATATACCACTGCAAAGCATCTGATAACTTGTTCTTTGTAGGTAAATACTCTGTAGATAACATCTATAGCGTAAGTGATAAAGACTTCTTTAAAGTTGTTGAAGATGAATATATATCACCTAAAATTGAAGAGCATCTTATGCTTCGTATTGTAGCGGCTACTCACGGTCATACTCTATGAAACTCGATGGCTTTAATTTAGAGCAATCTATCTTAGAGTGTTGGCAAGTATGCGAAGATCTAAAAGCAGGTAAAATGGATCAACAAATACTTGCCAAATACTATGAAGTTAAGTTTAATCAACTATGGGATATTTTTGAGGAATTAACACATGACAGATACTTTACTTCTTCTACCAGAACGACACCGACACCTGATTCGTTCAACAATGAAACATCTTCTTGATGAACGTGAAGGTGATCTAGCCTTCTGTAATGATATGATAACAATGCACTGGAATTGTTCTAACAAAGAAAAACCTGAGAGTGCAAGAGCTTTTAAAAACCTTAACCATTACAAAGATTACAAACGTAAACTTCGTAAAGAACTAACCACAATCCGTTCAATTCTACAGGTAATGAAATGAAATATCACCACTGGTATTATACTGATAATGCAGACTTTGAATGCACCATTGAAGCTGAGAAAGGTAGTTTATGTCAAATCCGTGATGAAAAAGGAGGCTACGAGCCTGACTATGCAGATGAAATCTACGTTGTTGAAGTTAAGCACAAGGATACTGATATCATTGATATTATCCATCCAGATATACTACGTGATATCGTATCTCAATTCGTTGAAGTAAATTCCTCACTCTGAAAGACTATATGCAAAATCCCTTAAGTGAATATCGTAGCGGTCTCTTTGCTACACATGATAACCTTGATGAATCATTCGCATACCTAAACAGTATGATTTCTACTATGTCCAGTAGTGATCAACAAGGTATCAATGTAGCTGTTCGTTGCTTAATCAATACGCTTGCAAAAGAAATTGATGATGTGTATCACCCAAGCAAAAACATGTCTATCGAGTCTATTGTTAATAAATGCCTTGATGATGTCCTTGCAGTACGTGTTGAAGAAATCGTCAATGAACGTATCAGCTCTGCTATTGACCAGTATATGGCAGATGAATTTGATATCACTGACTATGATAGTGAAATCGATTGGGAAGATCGTATCAGCTCTAACCTTGATAAAGATGTTCTCAGAGAACTTGTTGAAGAAACAATCAAAGACAACATCACATTCGAGGTGACTGTATCTTGAATCAACCCGAATCTAACACATATTTTGTATTCACAAAAGAAGGTTACGATCATACATACTATTGTGTAGCAGGTCGTAGCATATCGCTTGAAGATGCTATATGCTATAGAATATCCGCAGATGCCTCAAGATTATGTACTCAGCTAAACATGGAAATTAATAATGAACTCCGTCAAGAAAAAGAGATCAATGAATCCGGAAGTACTAGCCAAGGGCAAAGCGGCTCTTGAACAATGGCGTAAAGAAAAAGCCTATGCTGTAAAGAAAGGTGGTAAATTCCTTGAAGCATGGACTGAAGAACAAGCATTGAAGAAAGATCAGAAACGTACTTCACCAATGCAAGCAATCAAAAACTTTTGTAATGACTGTGTAGGAGGTATTCGTACAGACATAACCAACTGTACTGCCAAAAAATGTTCTCTGTATATCTATCGACCATACCAAAAAGGTGATGATAATGAATGAATATTGCTTTCAAATTAGTGCTACCCGTACAATATGGGTATGTGCTATTGATGAAGAAGAAGCTGAGTCTAAAGTCTATGAAGAAGTAGGCTATGATCCCGGTGAAATGGAACTTGTTGATGTAAACTTTGATATATGAAACTATACGAACTACCAAAAAGATCTTTATTCAAGCTCATCGGTGATCCAATGATACCGCCTGAAGCAAGACATCCTAATCTTGATAAAACATACAAGCTAATGAACCTTGATGGTATGTACTCCTATTGTCTAGATGATAATAAAGATGTATACCACTTTGCCGCTTGGACTGAAGTTGAAAAGGTAAATGATGATAGCGTACAAACTGTTTCGTAAACGTAAAGACGGAACTTATGGTCCACTGTTTATTAATCGTAAGCAAAAACTACTCACTGATGTATGGTACTTTGCTGAAGATCATAAAACAAAAGGCTATGCTCATCGTCCAGGATGGCATGCATGTGCTGAACCTGTTGCCCCACACTTATCAAAGAAAAATCGAGTGTGGTGTAAAGTAAAGATCAATGATCTTGTTCGTCACCAAAGACCTAAGTCTCAAGGAGGTCTCTGGTTCACTGCTAATGTTCTTAAAATTGTAGAGGAACTATGAGTTCAACACTAATCGCAATCATAGGTGTAGTATACTTAGGAGTCTGCATTGATCTATTTCTTAAAGGAAGTGTAGGTCTTAGCATTGCATTCTTAGGTTATGCTATCGGTAATGTAGGTTTGTACTTGGAGACTCTACATAAATGAATACTTACAGAACTGTGTATCTTGCAGGTCCAATGGAACATGTCTCCATTGAAGAAGCTAACAGTTGGCGTACAATAGCAACAAGAATGTTATCTTCTAACTGCAAAGTACTTAACCCATGCAGACGACTTCACAAGTTTGAACCTAAATATATGAAACGTATATTTGAGTTAGATCTTCGTGACATTCGTGAGTCAGACTTAATCTTAGCTAACCTGAATGACCCTACAATACCTAAACACGGTACTGCTATGGAAGTATTCTATGCTGCTTATGTGTTACAAATCCCTGTTGTAGCTTTTAAAGAAAACAATACAACAATTCATCCTTTCTTTGAATCCCTTGTAACTGAATGGAGGTCATCTGTTGATAAAGCTTGTGATACAATTCTTGCGGAGTACTTATGATAGGAGTATTAGCAATCATAACCATATACTACATATGGTACTGCGTTTCATTTAAGGACTAATATGCCATACATTACATAAAAACAACGTAGCAACATTGAAATACTAAATTTTAAACCAGTTTGCGCTGGTGAATTAAACTACGTAATCACAACAATTATTCGTGACTACTATGATAAGAGTCCATCTTATCAATCTATCAACGATGTTGTTGGCGCACTTGAAGGAGCTAAACTAGAGTTCTATCGCAGGGTTGCCGCCCCTTATGAAGACACTAAAGTAATTCAAAATGGAGATGTATACTAATGTATAATGAAGATAAACCAGTGCCACAGTCACGTATCGACAAAATCCTATCTCATTGGGATGAAGAAGACTTCTTTGATATTCAATCTAAAAAGTTCCTAGAAAAAGAACGTAAAGAACTTGATAGAGGTTGGTCTGAAGCTTTCGCTGAATCATACAACAATGAAATTGATATGTTTAAAGATAACGATGCTATTAATCCTCCACACTACAAAAATGTAGCCGCAGGTAAACAATACATGGAACTCATGGTTGATATGCTTGAAGGTAAATCAGGTGTTGAAGCTCACTTGTTCGGTCAAGTGTATAAATACCTGATGCGTTGCGGTAACAAAGACCAAGAAGTACAAGAGTTAAACAAAGCTCTGTGGTATCTTCAAGCACTCATTAAGTACAAGTCTGAAGGTAAGGTACTATGAGTGAACACAAAACAGTACATTACTTTGGAACTGCAACTTTTCACAAAGTTGAATTCAATGATATTACATTAACATTTGCATCTATTCCACTAGTACTAGATCACCCTAAACTAGGTAGATGCTTTGATGTAAGATCTTCTGTAGTCTGCTCTAATCTAGACGAAGACGGGTCATTCTATACAATGAACACTTACTACAAAAAAGCAACTAATGAATCATCTCAAAACGATTAAACGTTTTGTCGCTGGAAGTCTTAAGTTCTTCGACATCTATGAATGTACTGTAGATGAAGTTGATACTTATACTTCTAGTACTGGCAAAGCAATGGTCAAGGTGTCAATTGAAGGTAAAGAGTATAATGGTCTCCACAACAAATGGGTCTATGAATATCTCTGTGCCAACGAAGGGCAACCCTCTTTTGTAGTCTTCTGGAAAGCCCCTAAAGGTGATCCTATGGTAGCCTACGTTAAAGAGATCTGGCAAAACCACATCGATGGAACTCCTCAAGAAACTGTATACTTAGCCTCTGATGAAGAAGCTCATATACAAGAAGGTGAATCGTTCTTATACATGTGGATCAACAAAGACACCGATAAAAAATATATCGGTAAACATCGTGGTAAACCTGATGACGGCTATGTGTGTTCATCTGAAAGCTTTATAGCTGAATACAATGAATGCCCATCAAGGTTTATACGAACTATTCTAGCTTATGGTACTGATCAAGAAATGCTTGAGTTAGAAACTATCTTGTTGTTACAATTAAAAACTCGTATGAGTCCTATGTACTTTAATCTGTCTAACAACTTAAACAGGAGTAACTAATGGCGGCTAAACCCAATGCTACAAAGCATGACTTCACTATTAAGTTAGGTGGTCAAAACTATGAGATTCAAATTAGCCCTAGTACTAACTATGGTTGGTTTGAACATAATGAACTTGGTGATGAATCAGGAGGAGGTCTTTGGTTTGATCGTGGAATGTTCTTAATTGACTATGATGGTGTGTATGAACTACCCTCAGAAGTTAAAGATACATTAATTAGATTTGGTTATATTGACCCACTAGAGGTAGAACAATGGTAATTAATATTGATGATGAAGTAGCTGATCAAATTGTATGTGAAAACATTAAACAATCTTACAAGTTATTATCTGATCCTAGATTCCAAAAAGGAATGTATAGCATGGATGAATATGAAAATTTAGTCATGATAAACCTTTTGCGCAGGGCTATGGAAAGAGTTTACGAGTATTACAGTAGTGATACTCTTGAATAAAATCAACACAACCACAGTCGGTACCTTATAGATACACACGGAGAAAATATGACAAAGAAGTATGTTGTAACTTGTTGCTTTGAAATTCTGCATGATGAAATCCAAAATGCAGACATTGAGACTTGTATTCATGAACTTGTAAAAGAAGATCTAATACTCCACACAGCTGGAGAAGATTTTTATATTGTACAAATTGAGGAGGTAGCACTTGAATCGTGATAAAGCGTATACAATGTATACAACAGCTGAAGAATGTAATGAGGTCTCTCAAAACATTATGAAGATACTCAGGTTTGGTCTCGATACTGTATACCCAGCTGATGGTAAAGAAAGTAATCGATATAAACTTGAGGAAGAAATGGGTCAATTAATGTTTTGTCTTAATCATTTAATATCTGATTTAAATTTAAATGAAGACAATATCATGAATGCTTATAACGAAAAAGCTAATACATGGTTAAAATGGAAAGCCTATTATGTTAATTGATACATCACAAGAAGGTGTAGTACGAGTTACTATTGACTTCTTTACTCCACTGACAGATGAACTTGAGTATAAGC